GATATTGGATCTAATTCAAAAGAATCTTCAAATTTTGGAGAAGGCCCATTAGGCATAGATAAAAATTCCATGGGATTCACTCCAAGCTCTGGCGGAACATATGTAAGCAGTCTAGAAGGTGATGTACGAGATGAAAAAACAGGACTAGTTCAGCGCAATAAAATGACCATTGATCCCAGTGTTAGAGAATTTAAATTTGCACAAAATCAATCGTTAACTGATATCATAACCCAATGTGTGTTAAGCAGTAACTATGCTAAAAATGCCATTGTTGAAAAAAACATAAACGCCAGTACGGGAGAAATTGAGTGGTTTAGAATTGATGTTCAAATACAACTATTAGATTTTGACATCTCACGTAATGAGTATGCTAAAAGGATAATCTTTAGAGTGTTGCCATTTAAAGTTCACAGTGATATTTTAAAAAATCCCACTGCTGCTTCGCCTGGACTTTCGCAACTTAAAAAAATTATTGCCAAACAGTACGATTACATATACACAGGATTAAATCTTGATGTTTTAAAGTTTGATATAGACATAGACAATATGTTTTACACAGGACGACCTATCTCGCCTCCGGAGCAGACTGCAACCAATCAAAGCAAAGATACCAATGAGTCTGGCAAAGAAAAAACCAATAAAGCGGAACTACAAACTGGAAGCAAACCAGAAACTGCCGCATCAGTCACTGGAAGTAAGTCAGTTAAACCAGACGAAGCAGCTGGACGACCACCAATTTCGGGGGGTTCGGGCGATGTAAGTACAGAAAGAAGAGTGGCAGATACTTTTCAAAATGCATTTTTAAATAATTCCGCAGATCTTATCAATTTAACTATTGATATTCTAGGTGATCCATTTTGGTTAGTTGATACCGGACTAGGCAATTATCTTGCACCCAAGGGACCTTCTTCGCAGGTTAACGGTGATCTTACAATGAATTATGAAGGAAGTGATGTTTATGTTTATGTTACTTTTAGAACACCTATAGAACCAAATTTAGGCACTACTGGCCAAGGTGGTCTATGGAATTTCCCCAAAGGTGAAATAGTAAGTCCATTTAGCGGAATTTATAAAGTAGTTAGTTGTGGTCACAAATTTAGTGCTGGAACTTTTCAACAGACTTTAAAATTGATCAGGATGACTGGACAGCCTCAGTCCTATGAAGGACAAAGTAATATAAGCAAATCTCAAGTGTTGTTGTATACATTAAAAGAACAAAAAGATGTGTCATCTGTTGTTGATGCTGCCATAGCAGCCGGAGCATAAATTGTCTACTGAAAAAAGATTAGGTAATACTAGAAAAAGAGACATGGGCGCAGGGTTATACCTGGCCAGGGTAATCAGTCATCTTGATCCAGCATTTATGGGAGGACTCCAGGTCACCCTGTTAAGAAGAGACGGAAACATAATAGGTGATGTAAATCAGACCTATTCAGTGATGTTTGCCAGCCCATTTTATGGCTCAACGGCTTATGAATTTATGGGGAAAAACAAAACAGATTTTAATGATACACAAAAAAGTTACGGGATGTGGTTTATTCCACCAGACGTTGGAGTAACTGTTCTTGTGGCATTTGTAGACGGAGATCCTTCACAGGGATATTGGATCAGTTGTGTGCCCGGTAGATTTACCAATAATATGATTCCGGCAATTGCTGCATCTACAGATGTTGAACTATCTGATAGTGATAAAGAAAAATTTGATACAAAACAACCTCTGCCAGTAGGAGAAATAAACAGAGCCGCTAATACTCTTGACAAAAACATGGCGGTGGATAAAATAAAAAAACCAGTGCATCCTATAGCTGATAGATTTCTAGAACAGGGATTATTAGAGGACGACATTAGAGGCGCAACAACATCTACTTCTAGAAGGTCTGTACCAAACATGGTATTTGGCATAAGCACCCCAGGCCCGTTAGATCGCCGCCCAGGCGCATTGAAAAAAAGTATAGGTACAAAACAAAGTCAAAGTCCTGCCCCGGTGTTTGTAAGCAGACTGGGTGGTACTCAGTTGGTATTTGATGACGGTGATGATCAATATCAAAGAAAAAAGCCTGCAGGAGAAGGTCCTAGAGAATACGCAGATACTCTCGAGGGAGAAAAAGGTGACCCCACCATTCCTTACAATGAATATTTTCGAGTGCGTACTCGTACTGGACACCAGTTGTTGCTTCACAACACAGAAGATTTAATCTACATTGCAAACTCCAAAGGCACCGCCTGGATAGAACTAACCAGTAACGGTAAAATAGACATTTATGCAAAAGATTCTGTGTCTATTCATACTGAAAACGATTTGAATATACGAGCTGATAGGGATATCAATTTTGAAGCTGGCAGAAACATCAATATGCGAGCAGCCTCTGGACGACTACAAGCCGACATAGCTACAGATTTTTTAATCACTGCAGGCAAAGACGGGAAACTGACTATAGGTGCTGAATACGAACACGTTGTTGGAGCTAACACTAAAATAACCAGCGCAGGAAATTTTGACATTAATTCAGGCGGTAATTTTAAAAATACAGCCTCGGGTACAATGGATATCAAAGCTGGGGGTCGATATAAAGAAACTGCCAGTAGAATTGACATGAACGGTCCTACCGCTTCTTCATCTGATAAAGCTAAAGCTATTGAGCCTTTGTCACTTCATGAGGTACCAGTAAGTGATATCACAGTTGGCTGGGGTCAGAAGAAGAGATACCAGTCGGAGGAAAAATTAAAGACAGTAATGTGGCGGGTACCTATGCACGAACCTTGGCAATTGCACGAATCGAATGCCCCGGAATTTTTTCAACCAGATAAAACTGATAGAGATGTAGACTAAGGAATAAACATGGCAAAACTATATAATCAAAAAACTGTGGCAAAAAACAAAGCCAGTGTAGGCGATAGAGATAACGGCGCATTTACCTACAAGGGGTTTAGCTCAGCAGAATCTAAAAAGAATTTTAAACTATATGATATAGATCTAGTTAAACAAGATATTATAAATCATTTTTATATTCGAAAAGGTGAAAAATTAGAAAACCCAAATTTTGGAACTATTATTTGGGATATGATTTTTGAAAATTTTACCGATGAAGTAAAAACTCTTATATCTAAAGATGTTGAAGATATTATTAACTACGATCCTAGAATTGCCATTAATGCAGTGTTGGTAGATTCAACAGATCAAGGAATACGCATTGAAGCTGACATAGTTTATATTCCTTTTAATGTCAATGAAAGAATGACCTTTGACTTTGATAAAAACAATTCAGTCATTAAATGACCAGTTATTTTTTCTGATTAAATACTACAAAGGAACTGGATACGAATGTCAACCACAACAAGACAAACTAATTTAATACTCAACCAAGATTGGAAAACTATATATCAGACTTTTCAAAATGCTGATTTTAAAAGCTATGATTTTGAAAATCTTCGTAGAGTAATGATCACGTATCTGCGTGAAAACTACCCAGAAGATTTCAACGATTACATAGAAAGTTCAGAATACTTGGCATTAATCGATGCAGTGGCATTCCTTGGTCAAAGCATAAGTTTTCGTATTGATCTAGCAAGTAGAGAAAATTTTTTAGAACTAGCTGAAAGAAAAGAAAGTGTGCTACGCCTAGCACGTATGCTGAGTTACAATGCCAAGAGAAACATTGCAGCAACAGGCCTGTTAAAATTTGACACCGTAAGTACCACAGAAGATCTATTAGACAGCAACGGAAAAAATCTACAATCACAGACTATTATTTGGAATGATCCCACAAACATAAACTGGTTAGAACAGTTTATCTTGGTGTTGAATTCGGCAATGAGCGATAACACTGAATTTGGCCGTAGTCAAGGCTCTGCAATTATACAGACGATACCAACTGAACAATATAGATTTAGAACATTGTTAGCAGATGTACCGTTATTTGCCTATACAAAAACAGTTGCCGGCCGCGGCATGTCATTTGAGGTTGTGAGCACAAGTTTTATTGATAAAGAAAATATATACGAAGAACCACCAGTGCCAAAAAATGAGCTAGGTTTTATATACAAAAACGATTCTCGTGGCGCAGGAAGTTCAAACACTGGTTTCTTTTTAATGTTTAAGCAAGGTAGTCTAGAGCTAGCAGATTTTGCCATTGCAGTTCCGACCACTAATGAAAAAGTAGCAGTTGATGCAGAAAATATCAACAATGACGATCTATGGTTATTTGGCCTAGATACAGCAGGCACACAACAAGCGGAATGGACACGAGTATCGTCTCTTGTAGGAAACAATATTGCCTATAATAGTGTTACAAACAATGTAAGAACTATCTACGAAGTCCTTACAAAAAACAATGACAGAGTAGATATTCTGTTCGGTGACGGAGTTTACGGAAACTTACCGCAAGGAAGTTTTAGATTTTATTATAGAGTCAGTAACGGATTAGTGTACACAATCAGCCCAACAGAAATGAGAGGAATAAACGTTTCTATTCCATATGCTAACAAGCAGGGCGTAGAACACACACTCACAATCAGCCTTAGTTTAAAAACTTCAGTGACATCTGCAGCAGCCTCTGAAGACGTTGCTTCAATTAGAGCCAACGCACCTGCGGTGTATTATACACAAAACAGAATGATCACCGGCGAAGATTATAACTTGGCACCGTTTGGCGCTTCTCAAGATATCTTAAAGGTCAAGTCTATAAACAGAACTTCTAGTGGAATTTCAAGAAACTTTGACATTATAGATGTTAGCGGAAAGTATAGTTCGGTAAATGTATTTGCCACTGACGGTTTTATCTATAAAGAAGAAAATGAAAAAACGTTAAATTTTAAATATTCTAATCGATTAGATATAATTAATTTTTTAAGAAATAGTATAGAGCCATTATTTACAAACACTGAAGTTTACAACTTCTATTTTACAAAATACAACAAAATTGTTTTTGTAGACCAAACTACCGCCTGGACACAGATAACCAACGACATTAATAATTCAACTGGTTATTTTATTAACACCATAGATTCTGCCTTGTTAAAATGTGGAACCTATACAACTAACACGTTAAAGTATGCCAAGGTAGGAGCATTAATAAAATTTATTCCTCCCACTTCAACAGTCACCGGCAAAAAAAATGTTTTCAAAGACAATCAAATAGTTGAAGTCGATACTAGTTCTCAAGATGCTGATTACAAATCGTATATTTGGACTAAAGTTACTAAGGTAGCGGGCGACGGCACTAATTCTAATCGCGGCGCTCTAGTGTCGGGACTTGGCCCAGTTGAATTTAATGATATAATCCCTTCAAGAGCAGTGGCTTCTCGAATAATACCTAAATTTGTAAACAATTTGCCTACAGCGTTAGAAAATGAAATAATTAATTTCATGTTGAATAATCTAAATTTTGGTCTAAGATACGACTACGTTGAATCGGCATGGAAAATTATAACGTCTTCAAATTTGAATACCACTATAAATTTTAGTTTAGGAAAAACAGGCGACGTTTCTAACAGTTCAATTGATGCATCTTGGCTAGTAGCTTTTGTAAAAGAAGGCGATCGTTACAATGTACGAGTAAGAGGACTTTACTATGCATTTGGCAGCATCAGTGAGAATAGATTTTATCTTGACACAAATCAAAAAACATATAGTGCAGTAACCGGAAAAACAGTAAAAGATCAAATTAAAATTCTAGGAATTAACACAGATTTTACAAAAATTAATGCATTGACTAGAGATATTCCATTTGAAATCAGTGATACTATTAGATACGAAGATGGCTACGAAGCAGCTGATCAAATCAAAATTTCATTTGCTGATTCTGACGATGACGGAATAATAGATGACCCAGATGCATTTGAAGAAGTTGTAGGTACGGATTTTTCTGGGACTGAAAATGCAGAAGAAAAATTTTTATTTTTTCAAGAAACAGTTGATATAGCAGGAAATAAAATTTTTGAATTTATTGATAATTCAACAAAAATTATCACGGCTACTCCGACTGAAAGCAATATCAACATAGATGACTATGCAGAAGGCAGTTTTATATATTTCTATAACAGCAATGAAGACAGAATTAAAAAGGTAGTAGTATCTTCTAATAACTCTAAAATTTTAGAGTTGCAGAGTAACTATAAAGCCAATGTAGGAAGAGATAAATTAAAATTCCATTATATTCACAATGCAAACGTTGATAGAAGGATTGATCCTAGTGTTAGCAACATTGTTGATATATTTTTATTAACACGGTCATACGATACTGCTTTTAGAAATTATCTTGCAGGAGCCGCCGCGAAACCCGAAGCTCCAAGTTCTGATAGTTTACGCATAAGTTTTGGTACAAATCTCAATGCTATAAAATCTATCAGTGACGAAATAGTTTATCATACAACAAATTATAAAATATTGTTTGGTGCGTTAGCAGATGAAAGTTTACAGGCCGTGTTTAAAGTTGTTAAAAACCCATACAAAACAATTAATGACAACGACCTTAAAGTGCGTATTATTAATTCAATTAATACTTTTTTTGATATTAAAAATTGGGACTTTGGGGACAGATTTTATGTTAGCGAATTAATTACCTTTATTACAAATGCAGTGTCGCCTGATGTCAGTAACATGACTATTGTTCCCAGACAACTCAGCCAGTCATTTGGTAGTTTATTTGAAATACAAAGTCGATCAGATGAAATATTTGTTAGCGGAGCAACCGTCGACGATATCGAAATTGTAACAGCTATAAATGCAGTTGAAACTAGAACATCGATTGTTTCAGTCAGTTCTAGTACATATTAAGGTGTAAGATGGCAAAAAATATTTTTCCAGATAGTGAATTACCAATTAGACGTGCAGTAGAACTATTGCCACAGATTTTTCAAACAGACGCTAATGCTAAATTTTTAGCAGGAGTAGTTGATCCTTTGATACAACCTGGAGTTTTAGAAAAAACTGTAGGATATGTTGGCCGCAGATTTGGAAAAACATATAATGGCAAAGACATTTATCTTGACAGCAACAATACACTTCGTTCTAGATATCAACTAGAACCTGGTGTTGTTATTCGCGATGAAAATTCAAGAATAACAAATTTTTACGATTATATAGATTTTAAAAATCAGCTGAAATTTTTTAATAATCAAAATGAAAATGACAGTCTAGAAACTGAAGCTGATCATTTTAGTTGGGATCCTCCTATTGACTGGGATAAGTTTACTAATTTTAGACAATACTATTGGGCACCGAGCGGCCCGCCTCCTGTAAGAGTTTTAGGCCAGGCATCAACAATTGTTAGCACCTACAAAGTTAGACAGGGAATTGGCGACAATTGGATTTTTACACCAGACGGCTTAACAAATAATCCCACGATTAATCTGTACCGAGGACAAACTTACAAGTTTAACATATCACTACCAGGCGAAGCATTTGCAATAAGAAGCTACTATGATACTGGATCTTTGATTTTTGATCCTATTGTACCATACAATGCAGGACAGGTAGTTATCTATGACGGGAAACTATGGAAAGCAAAAATACAGATATCACCAGCTGACGGTAGTAGCATAACATTGAATTCACAAGACTGGGAGTTTATTGAAGATGTATATGTACAAGGAGCACTGGATTATAATCAAGGCATAGTAAACAATGGAATTAGCACTGGTACATTAACCTTTGAAGTGCCTTATAATGCACCAGATGTATTATATTATCAAAGCACTGTTTACCCTGATAGACTTGGAAGATTTATCATATCCGATATGGATTCGAATACTAAAATAAATGTTGACGAAGAAATATTAGGAAAGTCTACGTATACTTCTAGTAACGGCATAGAGTTTACCAACGGATTAATTGTTGAATTTTTTGGAAATATAACACCAACAAAATATGCTGACAACAAATGGTTGATAGAAGGAGTAGGCACAGCCATCACTCTGGTTAACTTTACAGATCTAGTAGTACCGTTAATTAGTAAAAATATTCCTGAAATTCTATTTGATAATTCAGGATTTGATACAGAACCATTTGATGATGCATCTGCCTATCCGGTAGATAAAGATTACATTACCATAAACAGATCTAGTCCTGACCTTAATCCGTGGAGTCGTTATAATCGTTGGTTCCATATATCGGTATTGAATAAGGCACACACCTACAACGGAACTAGTTTTGATGGCGCCGACTCGTCGAGAGCTAAACGTCCAATTATAGAATTTATAGCAGGTCTTCAATTATATCAGCACGGTTCAATAGCTAAAACTACGGTTGATTATATTGATGATTTTACTTCGGACGTGTTTTCAGTAATAGAAGGAAGTACAGGTTATAATATTGATGGTGAAGAATTATTTGAAGGAGCTCGGGTATTAATTACAGCCGATACAGATTCTTTAGCCAACAACAAAATATACAATGTAAAATTCATACAACATCCCGATCCTATCACCGGTGCTTCAGTTTCTCAAATAACATTAATTGACTCGCTTGACTCTGCCTCCACTATTGGCGAAACAGTTTTAATTAGTAGAGGTCTAAAAAATCGAGGAAAAATGTTTTATTTTACCGGTACTGATTGGAGACTTAGTCAAGAAAAAACAAAGGTACAACAGCAACCATTATTTGATGCCTTTGACAGTACAGGGATTAGTTTTTCAAACGTAGAATCTTATCCTACTAGTTCATTTTCAGGCAGTGAAATCTTAAGTTATGCCAAAGGAAATGGCATAGTAGATACTGAACTAGGAATAAGTCTTCAATATCTTAACATAGATAATGTAGGAGATATTCAATTTTTATTTAATTGGGATTCTCAAACGTTTACGTACCAGATTAATAAAGTTCCGTATGTAAAGGCAATAAATGAAGGGTTTTATAAATTAAATCAAACTAACCAATACGC